ATGAGCATCAACACACCTTAATAACTTTTCGTATGGAAGGACAGAATATTTTCCGTTGTTGTCGTCCGGCTCACCGTCCCATATATGGCGGTATTTCTCAGGCTTATATTTTAAATCATAAAGCCGTTCCGCTTCTTGTTCTTCTGAAAGATGTTTATTGAACTGCCAACCAGTTTTAACCACAACTGCGTTTGATGTATCAGCATTTTTTGACAAAAATCTCTGGTCAACTGGATCCGTTCTTGAATGCCTGTTAAATGAAAGCCATATTTCAGAACCAGGTTTACGCACCGTTTTTGTAAGCAAATCCCAAGCTTTTTCACTTATGGTATTTGCTTCTTCACCCCAAAAAATATCTACATCTTCCCAACCTTTGATTGACATGATATTTCTATCAAGCCCTTTAAATTCAAACGTTGACCCGGTAAGCTTATTTATAATTACTTTATCTTGAATTATGAATTCGTTTTCAAGGCCTAGTCTATAAATCTGTTTTTCAATGGCTGGTTTTACGGAATCACTTATTGTTCCCCAAAATTGCCGACCACAAATAATTTTTAATTTTCTTTGTGATGATTGTATGACAAGGGCTTCAGAGAATGACCATGTTTTCATTCCATTCCGGCCACCGTGATATACCTTGTATCGTTTAGGAGAGTAAAGAGGTTGAAATAATTCGTGTACATCAAGGTCAAGCTCAATAGTTTCTGCGCAACTTAAAATATTGATTTTCCTTAATCTTTTTTACCAGCTGTTATTTTTTTCTCATACTTTGTAAAATTGATATTAAATTTTCTGTCCGGAACATTTCCGATTTCAAGCTCGGTTTTTTCTTTCCATCCATAATTATTTTTTAAATTGAACTGACATGCACCCCTGTCAAGCTTCCCTGTCAAAGATCCTTCTTCAAGGGTATTTTCAATATATAGTTTTGCCTGTCTCAAGACTCTTTTATATTCTTTTCCGAAACCTTCATAATTTAATAATGACTGTCTTGATTTAAAACCAAGGTGTAATGCAAGTCCTGATATGGTAGGTGGCTTAAACACTGCACAACCTTCGAATATACTATAACCGCATATATCAAGAAAATATTCGTCAATTAATTCTTCCATTTCATCAACTGAACTTATTTTTCTTGGTTTACCAGGTAGCCTTCCCCACCCTGATATGTATTTCTGTATCTCTTCCTTAGTTTTTTTCATAAGGTAGACCGCTACTTTGATTATTCAATACATCAACCCTTAATTCAGTTGCAATAAGCAACACATGAGTAGCTATATCGTTTAATTTTTCATTTTGTTTTTCTAGTTTCTCGTTTGTGGAATCAACTTTTTCTTCGATTTTATCTATTTTTTCATTTATCGTTGTTTTAATTTCTGTCCTGTGTTTTTCACATTTATCCGGACTCATAAGGTTTAATGCTCCTTGCTGTGTGTACAGAACCTTGTCAACTGATAATTTAAATTCAGAAATCTTTGTCTCAAGATTAGCAATTCTGTTTTTAAAATTAGTCCATATAACGACAATACTAGCAATGTATATGGCAAAGTATATGATATCTTTTATTTCTATATTCAATATCTGATTCCTATTTTATTTTTTGTGGATTTTTTTAAACTGCAAATGCTTTTCATGTGCTTATTATAACAACAGATTACAAAGATTTCAATCAATTTTAATTATTTTGGCTTGACGTAAAACCGGAAACGGTTTAAGATATGATCTTTTTTAATTACTAATAAGGGTATAATATGAAAAAAATAATTAGTCGTATTATAGGAATGAAGGTGACATACACAGAATTGTTTATTTTTTGGTTTATCTTTTGGTTGTTATCATCAGCTTCAATATTAATTATTTTTAAATATGGTGTTTAATGAATATAATAAGCAGACAAACAATTCAAGATAGGCATGGTTTGAGTGAGTCGGCAGTTAGGAAAAACGCTAGTAAATGTCCAGGCGCTCAAAAATTCGGAGTCGGTTGGATGTTTCCGGACACAAAAAAAACAAAACAGTTTTTTGATAAAATATGGAAAAGGAAAAAAAGAAAAAAATAAAATTGAAGGCCGGGGAAAGTACGTAAGCCAACGCAATCCTCCACCCCCCGGCCTTCTGGCATCTCGCAAATTTAAAAATCCATTAAATTTTATGTTTTATATGCTCTTTCTATAAAACCACCTCCATTATCAAACATCTTGTGTGTCTTATTGACGAATGTTAGCATTTAGTTCAGCGGTTATTTGTACATTTTGTGGAAATCCCTCACTGTTTTTTGCAACAAGTGCATCCATTTTTGCAACATCTGTATCATTCAGCAATTCAATTCTATTAATACCAATTCCATCAGGCATTTGAAAACCGAATACATTGGCAAACTCATCAATACCTGCTTTAAGGGCTTCTAATGCCGGTAGATTTGTATCAATCACCAATCGTGCATCGTCAATAGCACCAAACCTAGGATCAGTTGGCGGTACACCTTCATTAACAAGATCTTGTTCAGTCTGATCTATATTAGTCCGGAAATCTTTTACCGCACGATCATATACGATACCACATTCATGCACTGATGGATTATAAAGCCATACACATTTATGATCACCACAACATACTTGAAAAATACCTTCGTGAGTAAAATGATTACCAAAGTATTTTCCGTCTGGACCCATCCAATAAGACCACACTGCAACCGAAGAGTATTTTCCAGGAGGTAGCATTACGCTTGCATGACCATTTGGAGCATGAATAACAAGATATTCATGTCCTGCGTATTCAAGTAAAGTACCATCACAATTAAAAATAGTGATATACCAATCACGATTATCAACTTTGCATGGGTCATCCATCTGAGATACAAAAAATTGAACTTCTGACAACATAAGTTATTCTCCTTTTTCTTGATCGGGTTTTGATTCAACATTTTCATTACATTTTTTAATTATATTTTCTGATAAAATAACACCCTGACTTTGACCGGCTTTCCATGTCACCTGAGAAAGTACCTGGGCAATAAAAGACAATTCATCCTGTGTAAACTCTGGCATTTTTGCTCCTTTTTAAATTAATATTATTCTTATTCTACCATGGAAAAATCTCAACCTAAATTATCCTGCCCCAAAAGACCCAAACCTATTAGATCCGTGTATAGAGACATAGTCACCCACAATGCCGGCGGTTATATCAAGCGTATTCTTCCTACCAACGACTGCCCCAAAACATAAACCACCATCAAAGTCAGTGAATGGAGTGATGGGATTTGTTAAAAGTCCTGACTTAGCATCCAAGAACGTATCGTACTCTCGATCCCCACGAATTAGAAATACATCAAAAGACGTTCTAAAGGGGAATATGCAAAAGTAATGTATACCAAATTTTGTATTGTTGCTTAATATTCCAAGCGTTCCACTGCCATCATCAAACACAGTGAAATCAATATCACTAACGACCGTATCAAGAACTACTTTGCCTGAACCTGCTGCCCTGTGAACAGGGGTAAAAGAGAACCCCACCCCACCGGCAGGCTGAGCTATGTTGACGAGGTTTCTGTTTGTTGATGTACCACCTAAAACTTCTAAAATAAACCCCGCAATATCAACTTTTAAATTAGTACCGTTTGGCGTAAGAAGTACGTTGTCTTGTCTTAATGCAGAAAAGGCCAATAGCTGACCTGCGTAATCATGGCTTGTCTCGTTAACCATCGGCATTGTCTGAGCGCTGTCGATAACAAGATTATCTCTGTGCCATAACCTACCTATTGGTATTTCGTTATCAAGTACAATTCGAGTGAATGGTTCTTTCGAAGTTATAAGCGCTTTTGTGCTAATATTATATGCTATATATGAGAACGGGTTACTGGAAATGTCGGGTAAAGTATTACCTGTGGTAGCGGGTACAGTTCTTATAAATCGGATAATATCTCCGGTACGGTCTACACTACCTATCCTAAATTCTGCGGTATCAAACGTTGCAGCATCACCACCATTGATCGATAGTATGTCTGGATCAGTCCAAGAAACTACACCGGACTCATTCAGTGAAGCAACAAGTGGATCACCTGACGAAGACAAAAGATTATCGACAGATTGGAATACCACTTGCTCTGTGTTTGCTATGTCCGTTGCATCACCTTTAACAAAGGCAATGTGTGTGAATGCTGCATTCGTGTTGTCAGGATTTACTTCTGTGTCTTCTTCTCCCTGTCTAGTCTGCGCCTCGTTTAAAGAATTGTAAGCCTGTTTTCCTCGCTGCGCACCTTCAAAATTTGAAGAGCCATAATGATACACTTTATATATTGACCACTGATCCGCACCAATAGCAGTTTTACCTCCAGCACCATCATCAATAAAGCCCACTTCGAATGCGGGTAAATCTTCAAATGGGCCAGAGCTTGAATAAGTAAAATACTGAGTAACGGCTGTTTGAGGGTCAAGTCCCTTGTTTGGCTCCGACAGGCTGTTATATCCCATAAACCTCCAAAAAACACCCTCTTCTCTTGTATATAAAAGCGTTCCTGGGGTGAGTGTTACCCCACCATCTGCTATCCTGAAAGATGTTGCACGTGAGTTTGCGAAATCATAAAGCGTTTTGCCAAAATTATAGCCAAACCACCAGAAATTTCCAAACACAGAACTCAGCTGCAAAGGAACTACTTCATCAGTAAATGCTTTTCCTAAAATACCAAATACAGTTAGGTCAAATTCCTCTAACGTAAAATGATATTCATATGCAGGCTGTCCAGTTCCATCATCTTTAACACCTATCCAATATGTAAACCCCGGCGGAATGTTATGTACAATACCTGCTGTTATTGGAACATCCATTTTTGACTCTGTAATCGCAGAAGGCACAGACACATCAACCGTTACTAATGTGTAAGGTTCTTTCACTTTTATTTTAGTGTTGTCACCGGGGTCAATTTCTAATATATTCCTTGTATCTGAAATTATACCAGTTGTATTAGATCGGTAATTTCTTTGTTCTTGTTCTACTGTAAAGTTATATGTCATTTTTGACTCCTAATTTATTAGATAATGAAATAATCCACACCATTGGTATATAACGTCACATAAGAATGGTCTGTATCTAATAAGTACGTGTCCAGACCATTAATTTTTGCTGTGCTTTCTGTATCTAATGTCAACGTATTAGTGCCACATCCTCCAGCCTCATCAATAACAATAAATTTCATTACCTCGGTTAGACTTCCAAGTGCAAGTGTTGATGTTGAAAGGGTTAATGTCACTGGAGCACCTGTCGCTGTGTATGCATAGATACCAGACTGACCTAATGTTCCTGTTGTGGTTGTTGCTGCAAAGGTAAGACGCTTAAATCCATCAGAAACTATTCGTTCTGGTGTGTGAACTTGAATTGATCCAACAATCAAATCAGAAATAACAGTATGTGCAACGCTAACAATATGATTCGGAGATGCTGGTGCAAACTTTGTTAATGCTCCCGCAACAGTTGAACTCAAATATAATTGATCGCCAGCAAGCCAAGCAGACGTATTTAAAAACTCAATAAGTCCAAATGCTGATATATATCCTATTTCACCATCTAAAATTAATGTCTCATTAACAATTCCAGCGACTTGTGAAGTAACTAAATCATCTGATCTTGCAAGTCTTACCGTTGGAATACCTGCTGAACTACCGTTTATATAAACTGCTTCACCGCTTGAAATAGTTGTACCTTGATCATTCTGAACTCTGACAAGAAGATCACGCCCTATTCCGACTGTGACATTAGGATCTTCGTTATAGTATGATAATGCTTTGTCACCATCGTCATAAAATAGCGTTCCTTCAGAATAATTAGGTGCTGCTATTGTAGAAAATATTGCACTGTGATTTACAGCAAGTCCACTCTCTGGCCCTGTACCATGTACTTGTACGGCTTCTGTTCTTGTATATGGTAAGAGTTCAGTACCTTCAGTTACTTGAAATCCCCACACATATATAGTCCCTGCTGATACTGGAATATTTGTTACGTCTAACCAGTTTTGTGCACCTGCTACCAATTGCCCTGAATACCGTTGAAGATCATCAGTGACATTAACATATATATCCGCAACTGACCCGTCACCGAGGTCAAAACGAACGAGTCTAGTTGATACTAAAGCTCTGGCCCAGAATGATACGGTATACGTACTACCTTCAGCTATCGTAAAAAATTGCCTTGTCGCTATTCCAT